ATATTATTTTTATCACTATTATCTATAATATACATTGAAATTAAATACAATTGAGGGGTTTTAAATGGTACAACAATCCTATTTTCTGGATGCTGCAAAACAAAACTATAACAAAAATTTTTATGTAAAGTATCCAAATCTAACTTATTATTTGCGGCTGCCTCCAAAAACATTGTTCTAAATGTTTTAGAATTTGGAGATTTATAAAAAGAAGCTACTGCTCCAACCGTATTACGAGTTGATATTTCCCACGCACCAGATAATCCAATATTTTGATCCCAAAATACATTGATCATGGTGCCTTCTACAAATTCCTCAGCAATTAGGGTATCATTTTTAATATTATATTTTTCAATAAATGTATCTGATTTTACTGATTTTGGTGGAGAAAAGCATACTACTTGATTATTACTATTAACAATAACTGATCTACATAAACCATATGTAGGAATAATATCATATGTTAAATTGGTTTTATTATATCTAATAACTTTATATTTTTGATTATTTAAAGTTGTACACTCAGTTTTATTTAAATTAGGAATTGATCCTGATGATTCTTCATTTAAAAGTAAATCAGTAAAACCATCTATCTGTGACAAGTAGTGTACAATTGAATTCATTGTTATTTAATATTATTAGTAATTTGTCTTTAAATCATTGAATATTTTAATTTGTTTTTTACTTAAGCATAAAAATTTCTATAATAAATATAGAAACAAAATGTCATTTAATTTAAAAACTATAAAATCCGACTCAAATGAAAATGATAAATCAAACTCTGGTACAATTATAGGTCTACAATTAGGAGATGTAATTAAAATTATTGATCCTATAAATCAAATACTTAATGATCAAACTTTTTTTATTGATTATATTGATTTAACAAAAATAAAATTAATTAATATTGAAACATTAATTAAAACAGAATTAAGAATACAACCCGATAAAAAAATCGGTGATGGAACAATTACTTCTATTATTCTATTAAATAGAAATAAAAATCCTGGCTATGCTAAACAAAATGGATTAATGCCAAATACATGGATAACAATATATTTTGGAGGTGATATTCCAAGCGTGATTACTGCTAAAATTACAAATTTAGAAGAAGACATGATTGAACTTACCGTTTTTCCTGGAGGAGATACTATATATATTAATTTCAATTATCAAGGTATTCCAGAAGATTTACCTATTGAACAAATTGAAATTAGAGAGAAACCTTCAGAAAAGGTATCTTTACAATTAGAAGAAGACTTAGAAGGATATTTACAAGGAGACTTAGAAGAAGAAGAAAGAGAGCTAATGCCAGCAAAAAATATTCTTCTAGTAGCACCAATTAACAATGTTAAAGCTCAAATGAAAGAAATTATTTTTAATGCTGATCAAATCAAATTTGGAGATGAAGATATTGGAACTGTTATTCAATATGTTGATGTTAGTGCCAAAGCTCACAGATATAGTATAGAAACTCAAATATCTGATCTTCTTGATGGCATGTTATCGAAGTATCCAATTGTACAAAGAACACGAAGTGTTTTAAATAATATCCATTTAACTATTGAAAGATTTAAACAATTAAGAGAGAACTATTCATCATTCGACGAATTTAATAACATTACTGGTGCCTTAGTTTATGGAGCTTCTTATAAACCATTAGAAGAATATTTTGAAAAATTTGATAAAAAATTGTATTGGATTTTACCAGTTATAAAAAATATAAAAAAAACATACGACGATAATGCTACAGGTATATCAAATGATATTATAAATGATGATATGTTATTGAATCTTAAAGAAATTGAAAATATTATTGTAAGATATAAATCTAGAGATTTAGTGGTGGAAGAAAATAAGTATTCATCTCTTTATAAAGAATTAGATCCTTATTTTACTCCATTTGAGGATATAGATAGCGAAAAAACAGATGATATATTAAGTATTAAACAAATAAAAGAAAATATTAATACAATTGTTAATAATCTAGATAACTTTAATTCATCAGTATTTAATAAAACAAAAATTAAACAAAAACAATTTGTAACTCAACAATATAATTTAGGATTAAATAAATTAAGTGCTTCAAATTTTACTGGAAATAAAATGTTGTCAACTATAGTTCCTTTAACAAATCCAGATGTATTATTTATTAGTTCTTTTATAACACTTCCTGAGCCAACTATTAGATTTTCACGTATTAATTTACCTAGTTCTTCTATATTAGAGAGAGCAAACTTAAATCATACATTTCTTAATTATTGGAAATTATTAAAAAAAAATACAAAGGTACATGATATTAATATTAATAGTTTAAATAAAGAAATTGAATATGATGAATATAACTTTGTTAATAATATTAAAAATTATGTATTAAATATTGATCAAAGTGAATTAAAAAATGATGAAGAACTCAAAAAAATGAGTAAAGAACAAATATATCAAAAATTTGTCAATACAATTATACCAAAAACACTTGTTCTTTTTAATTTAATTAAAAAATATATTATTGGCAAGCTTTCAATCGTAGATGTTGTTGGATATTTAGAGCCTTTTAATATTTATTCAAATAACTTGACATATTTACAATACAAAGAAATAACTTCATTTATTTATGAAAAAATCTCAGAATTTAATAAAAAATTTCTTAATCGTAGCCAATATTTTTCCAAATTAAATTTGACTTATATTGCTAATAAAATTAAAAATAATACGTTTTCTATTACAGATATATTACAAGAAAAAAATAATATTCGTACAGATGTTTTTGATGCGTATGACTTACCTAATTCAATTGCTGATTCTAATTCTAATTCTAATTCTGATTCAGAACTTTTACGCAAATTATCCATAAAAGATAATAAAAAGCTTTATACCAGCGCTATTTCTCTACAAAATATTTCTCTCATGTTTCCTCAAGATTTTTCAAATATATTTGATGATGAAAAAACAAATGTAAATAAAAATATGAATAAAGAATCTGAATTAAAAACATGTAATACTGTTGTTATTGCGAAATTATACAAAAATGAAGAAGAATTATTAAACGATAATGATGTTAATATTTATTTTGATAAAAAATATGATACTACTAACTATGGAATTTTAGATGATTTTGAAAATGAAATGTTCAACATGAATCCTGAAAACTTTATTATTTATTTAACTGATAAGATTAAAAAAAAATTTAAATTAAATGATGAAGAATCCGAATATTTGACCAATACTTTAATTAATGGACATAAACTAGTAATTAATGGTCAGTATGCGATTATATACACTGATGATGTTGCCGATTATTACATTCGTAAAGATAATAAATGGGAACTAGATGAAACAGTGGATAAAACTGCCGCATCTGATAGTTCAGATATAATTTGTAATCTACAAGAAAAATGTATTAATGTTTCTAATCAAACTATGAAAGATGATACATGTGAAAGTATTCAATTAAATAAATTTGAATTACAAAATAATCTTTTAAAAAATATAATAAGCGAATTTGATAAAAAATACATCATCTCAAAAGATGATCTTAGTAAAAAAATGAATAGACAATTTAATTATAATATATCATTACTACCAATATTAATCAATATTGGAAATGAAAATATGTTAAAATATAATAATCAAAAATATAGATTAAGTCATACAACTGAAGAAGGTATTGTTAATGTTGTTTCACCATACTTAAATTTAAGAGATATCATATTATCACAAGAAGATTTTGTTAAAACACAAAATGATATTATCCGATTTGTTAATAAATTTACAAGAAAATCATATTTTCCTATGCCTGGACCATTAGGTGTATACGAATCAGAACATTGGCTATATTGCGTGACAACAAATACGCCGTTATTACCCAAATTTAAATACGATATCGCAACTATATTTTTTAATACAAGTGTTAATTTTGAAAATGAAATTGATAGTCTTATTAGCAAACTTGGAGCAAAACAAAGTGACGATGGAGACTATTGGGTTGATGAAAATAGCGGTTGGCAAATTAAGAAAATAGACTTTAGTGTAGAAGAGGGATACGAAGCCGGTTTCAAAATATCAACTCGTTCAATACTAGAAAAAGACGCGGGTAGTAAAATTTTATCATCTTCGTCAGAACCTATTAAACCAGTTTCACTAGAAATTGTAATGATAAGTAATATAATAAATTCAATATCTTTTGAAATGAGTATTAATATTGAATCACAAAAGGAATTTATTATTAATATGGTTACTGAAACTTTAAGAAATACAATGCCTGATGAGTTTGATTATAAAAACAAAATTAAATCAAAAATGGCTAGTGGTGTAACAATTCCATCTTATGAATCTATTCAACATAGTTTTATTTTAAATTATACAATTGGAATGATTTTAATTGCTATCCAGACTAGTATACCTTCTATTAAAACAAGAAAATCTTTTCCTAATTGTAAAAGATCATTTATCGGTTATCCATTTGATGGAACTGGAGATTTAAGTAGTTTAAATTATATATCATGCGTTGTCTTCAACATGAAAAGTAAAAGTACACCTTGGTATACTCTAGCAAGATTAAAACAAGAAGATATTTCTAAAAAAGTAAAAACATTTATTGATGAATATTTATTAGATTTACCAGAAGTTAAAAGGAAAATGGATGAAAAAACAGAATATCTTTTGGTTAATCAAGAAGTAGAAATATCAACTGAACATGATATAAAAAATTGGGTTCAATTTTTACCTCCACTATTTCCTTTTTCAATTAAAAACTTAAATGATATTTCATCTGAATTTAAAGCACAATTAAAACTAGATTTAGTAAATGGCTTACCTGATCAAAGAGAGAAAATATTAGAAATTCAATCAAAAATAATTATGTTTTCATTAGCTATTCAAGAAAAAATCCATACTATTATTAATAAAAAAACACTTCTATTAACAAGGGCAAATAATGATGCATATCTTGAAAATTCTTGCTGTAACGAGAAAAAAAATCAAACAACTATCCAATATTTTGAGGATACTGATAGCAGCATAACAGAATGTAATAATATTGTTAACAGACTTACCAATCTAATGATTGATATTTCAAATTACTCCAAAGCCATATTATTGTTTAGTAATATTAATACTAAGAATATTTATCCACCAATACCAAAAAATTTTGATGATAAAACCATATTTTTAACATTTATTCATTTTTGTCACTTTAAAACGCTCATACCTATTGATGAAAATTTGTTGCCTTTGTGTGTAGAAAAACCAACTGTTTCTGAAAATGATTCATCAGAGGAAGTTATTACAAAGCTTAAGCTTGCTGGCAAAAAATATTCAAATGAATCCTTTTTAAGATTACTTCAGCTTGTAAGTCAGCAAAATACAATACATATTGATATTAGTCTTCAAATTGTATCATCAATTGATAAGTTGTTATTAAATTTAGATACAATTGATCCAATTGATCCTGAAAATTATACTGAAGGTAAAAAATCATTTAAACAATTAATAAAAAACTCATTAGATACATTTACTATAGCATCAGAAACTGTTACACAAGAAACAAAAGATTTAAATAATTTTTTAATAAAAAATATTGCCAGTATGAAAACAGATATAATTGATTTCATAACGAAAAACAGAGGTATCAAAACTACAAAAAGAACTTTAAATGAAATAACTTCAACCATTGAGCATATTTCTGATTGGAAATCAAATAAATCTACTAGAAATGAAGATACCAATATTTCTAATGACTCATTATATGGTATTATTCAATTTTTCAAAACATTTATACAAAATATAGTTAAAGTATTTCCAAATATAATATTAAATAAAGTTGATTACAGCAATATTAATGTTCCAGAACATTGGGGAGTTTCAGGAAGACACAAAAAAGATATAAAAGATTCAGTTAGTGATCATTATAATAAATTTAGAGTTTTTTATGAAGACGCATCACTAGAAAACATTTTAACCCAAATTCAAGACATGTGTAAAAATATAATTGTTTTATCAGAAATTACACCTGCTTTTTCTTCAATTAAATATAAAGGAAAAGAATTAAAACCAGTATTTGATGAAAGAACTAGTAAATTTTTATTTGAATATTATATTTTAAAGGTTTTTATAAATTACATTGATTTAGCAGAAAGTGATGAACAATTAGTAAGAAAAATTACTAAACCAGTTACAGTTACAGTTGATGACTTAGTTACAACTGAATATCTAGATGATTTATCAACCAGAATAGACGTTGAATCCAGCTTAAAAGAAGAACAAGATGTTAGATTACTTAGAGGAAATAAAAAGGAAATTAAAATAAAGGTTTCAAACCTTTTAGTAGTTTTTATTCAAGCGATTGAAGAAAACAGACATAAAACTAATTATTCATACGAAAACATTTTGGATTTGGTTTTTAAAATTAAAGAAAGAGAGAAAAATAATATTACTTCAAGACTTCAAGGGCTAACGGATGAAGAAAGAGAAGCTGATACTATATTAAAAGTTAATAAGCTTGGATTATGGAGCAAAGGTCTTCAAAAAGGACTTACCACTTATGTAAAAGATACATTTGATGAAGATCGTGAGGATATGGAAAAAATGATGCAGTATGAAAAAAATTTAGCACAACATAACAGATCAACTGGTAAAAATTTAGATATGGACCAATTTATGGAGGGTATAGTTGAGGAAGCAGAAGTTGACGATGATATTGAGGCAGATAATTTAGATTATAGAGGTTACACAGGAGATGATGGTAATTATGAAGAAGAAGATCAAGACAATGATTTGGATTTTGATTCTTAATTCCATCTTTTTTCAACCTTTTAGAAAGGTTGAGCCAAAATTCTTTAACTCCATTTTTTCAAAAAATGGAGTTGAAAAATATAAAAATTTGTTATAATTATATATAAATGTACAGGAATATAATTCAAAATAATATAACACTTGTTGCTATTATTTTATTTATTACTATTTTCTCTCTAATTCAACTATCTAAACCAGTATTTTTATATAATACAGACGGTAGTATTAGAGAATTTGGGGTTGGATATAAAAACAAAACAATCTTTCCCATTTGGTTATTATCTATAGTTTTAGGAATTGTATGTTATTTGATTGTCATGTATTATATTGTTCACCCCAAATTTTTCTAATTTATCTATTTAAATACTTATCTTCTATATCAAAATCATCACAATAATTATAACTATAATCATTCAAGTCATAGTGATCATGTTCATCAAATTTTTTTTCATCCATTCTTTTTTCAATTATTTGTTTTTTACTTTCAGACGGTTTCAATATTTTTTTTGGATTGATTTTTTTATTAATAACTGAAATAAATTTATCTTTATCTATTTTCACAATATTTATCTTTGAATATTTGTCTATTTTATGTGGATCATTTGAAAACAAACATTCTGTTAGTCTATTATCTGATTCTTCAACTAATTTTTGGTCTTTTATTTTTTTTATCTCATTAATAGACATACAATCTTCCATTATATAATCTTCCATTATACAATATTCAACTGAGTTTTTTGATTCATCCATATATTATTTAAATACATATATTATTTAAATAATTTCAATTCAATTTCTAAGGTTCTTTAAGCCACTTTGGCAAAATATATATTAAGTTTCTTTAAGTTACTTTTCCAATATATATTCTAAGATTGCAAAAAAGTGTCGGGGAAAGTCAAAGGTCAAATCGTTTTTGGACATTTATAAATGTCCATTTTTCAAAAGGGCCTTAAGACTTTTGGAAAAACCCTTGATTTGCTGCATAATTGAAAATTATCGTCTCACGACTTTTTAAGAATATTTTATTTTGTTATCATAAAATTTTTATAATTTAATTAAAAAGTATTTAGGAATAAAATAAAATGGTAATATAATGGTAATAAATGGTAACATAAAAAGCGCAAAAAGCGCCGAAAAATTTGTATGTGAATTTTGTGACTTTAAATGCTCTAAGAGTTCTGATTTAACACGACATAATTCAACCCTTAAACATAAAATGGTAACAAATGGTAACATTGCGCTTAATTTTACGCCAGAGCATATTTGCGGTTGCGGCGCAACTTATAAACATTGTTCAGGATTATCTAGGCATAAAAAGACTTGTTCATTTGTAAATTCTAATGAAAATTTTATCGAAAATAATAATGGTGATGACAATAAAGATCTAATAACTTTTCTTATTAAAGAAAATTCTGAAATTAAAAATCTTATTTTAGAAATGTCAAAAAATAATACTACAACAAATATAAATAATACAAATATTAATAATTCAATGACCAATTCAAATAACAAAACATTTAATCTTCAAGTGTTTTTAAACGAAACATGTAAAGACGCAATGAACATTATGGATTTTGTCGATTCTATTAAGATCTCATTATCTGACATTGAAAGCATTGGAGAGCTAGGATTTGTAAATGGCATGTCTAAACTTATAATAAAACATTTAAATGCTCTAGACGAGAATATGAGACCAGTCCATTGTAACGATCTAAAAAGGTCATCATTGTTTGTAAAAGACGCAAACATATGGGCAAAGGAAGACGATAATAATAATAAATTAAAAAAGGCAATCAAGTCCATTGCGCATAAAAACATATGTGCTCTACCAGAATGGAGAAAAAAGTATCCAGATTGTATTTATAGCGAGTCCAAAAAGAGTGATCAGTATAACCATATTGTAATAGAGGCAATGGGCGGATCAGGAGATAACGACGACGAAAAGGCAGACAAAATAATTTCAAAAATAGCCAAGACAATTACAATAGATAAAAACAATAGATAAGTTTCTTTAAGCCACTTTGAAAATATAGATTTTAAGGTTCTTTAAGTTACTTTTTCAATATATATTCTAGGTCTCACGACTTTTTAATAATAATTTATTTTGTTATTATATTTTTTATTATATTTTTACTAGTAATTTGTTCATTTTAGTTTTTGAGATTATTTAAGACAAATTATTTAAATAAATCTCAAACTATATTATAAATGCCAAAAGAAAACATAGATTATTCTAATACAATCATTTATAAAATCTATTGTAATGATAAAACCATAAATGATATATATATAGGTCATACGACTAATTTTACAAAGCGAAAATATCAACATAAATTATGTTGCTCTAATTTAAATAATAAATTTAAAATATATAACACTATAAGGCAACATGGCGGTTGGGATAATTGGAATATGCTCGAAATAGCAAAGTATAATTGTAAAGATAAAACCGAAGCACGAATTAAAGAGCAACATCATTATGATGAATTAAATTCATCTTTAAATAGCTGTCCTCCGTATGTTGATAAGAATAAGTATTTTTGTTCTACATGTAATATAAATTGTAATACAAAAAATGTTTATGAAACTCACATAAATTGTAGTCTTCACAATAAAATTCTACATAAAAATGGTGTAAGTATTCCTTTCAAATTTTATTGTAGTATTTGCTTTGTAAAGTGCTTTCGCAAATCAGAATGGTTAAGACATATTCAAACAGATAAACATAAAAACAACGAAAACTGTGAAATAAGCAACGGTTTAGCAACAAACTTTTCATCAAATGTATGTACATGTGGCAAACATTATAAAGATAGATCTGGCTTATGGCGACACAAAAAGAAATGTATTTTTATAAATAACAACCAAAATACTGAAATTATTAATAAAGAAGAAACCGAAATAATTTCTGAAATAACACCTGAACTAATTTTAAATATTATTCAACAAAATCAAGAATTTAAAAATTTATTAATTGAACAAAATAAACAAAATCAAGAATTTCAAAAGCAAATGTTAGAAGTTTGTAAAAATAGCCAAGACAATTACAATTGATAAAAACAATAAATAAAATAACTAACTTGCTATTGTGTATACAGTATTATCAGCTTCCGCCTTCTTAGCTTTAGCTTCTTCTTCCTTTTTCAAAAATTCATTATAATTTTTTTCCATCGTAGCAGTATTACTTTGACAACCTCTAGTAGTTAGCTTAAGTTGAATAATAGATGTAATCAGAATACCCGTATAAACATACCATAATGATTCTCCGATTGTATCTCGCGTTACAACTAATTCAAAAAATTGTTTTCTTAACTCACTCGTTTCTGGAGAAGTATCATCCTTGTATTTCTCTTTCATTAATGGTTTTAAAATTTTCCAATAATCCAAAAAATTCTCCGGAACAATTTGATTTATTAATATAGACGTATTTCCACAAATTTTAACAATAGCATCAGCTGCGTCTTCTAAAGCTTCTTTTTCTTCTTTTGTTTCGTTACCTGTTAATTTTTTCTCAACATCTCTATTTATTAACAACTCAGTAATTATTTGTGTTGCGGAACTAGAAATATAAAAATACCCAATTACATCAGAAAAAGCACTTTTAAACCCAGGATAAATTATTAAAACAATAATTATAACTCCAAATATTAGTGTCCAAGGAATAAATGTTAGAAATCCGGCTGCCCCTATATTTTCAGAAATACTTCCACCACACGTTGTAGAAATAATTGAAGCATTTACAACAAACTGAACTAACATTACTAACATTAAATAAATACCTAAATATAAATAATTATTTTTATTATATGTTTCATATTTTTTTACATCTATTAGATCATCATATGATAAAACCGGTTTTAATGCCATATAATAAAATACTGTAGTCAATATAAAAGTAAGAATATTTATATAAGAACTTGCCATATAGATATTGTGTATAATATTTTTTAGTTTAATAAAAGCATTTATTATGGATTTCGATGAATTTGTTAAGCCACGATTAACAGAACCAGGAATTAAATATTTTTTAAATGAAACACTTAAGCAGTGTCATATAAACAAAAGTAATTATAATAATATGCTAATAAATATTTGTTTGTTACTTGGATTCTTATGTATTTTAGGAGGAATATTATTTTATAAGTACAAAGGTAGATTAACTCAAGTAGAAAAAGCTAATAAAGATAAGGAAAAACAACAATACATATTATCAAAAGTTAAAACATTTCAAGAGGCTAAAAGAACGGCTCACCAAGAATTAATTAGCGGATTACCAGGATGGGATAGTGAATATGATGTAATACATAATAAAATCAAATTATAAAAACTAGAAAATTTAATAAATAAAAATAAATAATAAATAATAAATAATATAAAATATATATAATGATATCATTCAATGAAGCATTAAATAATTATTATGAATTTAAGACATTATATGAAACATCATATTCTAAAGAAAAACGAGACATAATTAATAATAAAAAATTAAGTTGGAATGAAAAAAGAAACAGTTTTCAGAAATTAAAACCAAAATGTATTAATTGTAAACGACCTGTTGGCACTGTTTTTTCTAGAAAATTTGTTACTGATAATACAGGCGGACATAAAATGTTATTAGCCGTTTGCGGTGATAGAGTTACACCATGCCCATTGAATATAAACATTAAATTAGATCTTGTTAATTCATTAGAAAATAATATCAAAGAACTCGATAACAGTATTAAAGAAGATAAAAATGTTATTATTCAAAAAAAAAATGAATTACTTTTTGGTTATATAACAACTGAAAGAGCGGTCAATATATTTGATAATTATAAAACAACTTTAAATGAAACATACGAATTAAAAAACTTTTTCTTAGAATTATTAATAAGCAAAACAGATAATGAAGAAAATAAAAACAAATTAAATGATCTATTGGCTGAATATTATGTTATTATTAAAAATATTAAACAAGATATTAAAGACGCAAATATTGATAATAATCTTCAATTACTAGAAGATACCATAAGAAATAATTATGTAGATTTACTTATGACTAGACCGGCTAGTTCTGGTAACCCAGCACAAATTGGTATATTAGAAAAAATCAGAAACCTTAAATACATGTATAACAATGTAGAGTATGATGAAGATACTAATGAATATCATTTGGTTCAAAAAAAAAATACGATTGAAAGTTTAGAAGAACCATACAGCTCTGAAGTAGTGGATTATGTTTTTGGTGTATTTGAATCTAAGGGTAAAACTAAAAAGAAGAGAGATCAAGCATCAATTAAATCAAAAACTAGAAAATTAAGAGTTGAAGATTCTACAAGTGAAGAAAAAGAAAAAGAAAAAGAAAAAGGAGAACCTAGAATTGGACCAGATGGCACAATTACATGGGAAGATGAAGAACATACTAAAGTATGGAATAAACTTTCAGATAAACATAAGGAAATGTTATCAAAACAACCAGAATGGTTACAAGATTCAATGAGTAATTATGTTACATTAAATACACAAAATAAAACTCTTAAATTAGTATTTCCGAAAAATATAATATTTCCACCTACATTATTAGATGATGGAACATATGATTTTGGTAACGAATTATATAGTGAAGTTAATAATAAAAATCCTCAACTAATGGCAACATATTTAAAAGATTTAAGCAAAATTGGCAAACCAATATTAACAGTTGAAGGTAAATCGGCCGATTTTGAACCTATAAATAAAGAAAAAGCAAATGAATGGTTTAAGAGTAATTTTGAAAGAAAAGTTTATGATTTTTTATATCCTGTGCCTTCTAAGTTAATTGTTCTATAAACATTTTTTTATTAAATAAATATTTAATAAACAGTTTATTAAATATTTAAAAAATATATATTTTAATATATATATTTTAATATATATATTATTTATACATGTTACTAAATTACATATCATTTCCTGTTTTTATAGTTAGTTTTGCTGTAGGATTATTTTTTATTTATATTTTAGGACCCAATTTGAAAAAAATTATAATTTACCCATCACCTGAAAATGTAGATAAGATTTTATTTAAAGATAATGCTGATAATTGCTTTTATTTTAAACAACATGAGGTTGATTGCCCATCAGATGAATCTAAAATATCAAGTATTCCAATACAAGCATCTTAAATTAATATTTTATAAATATTTTATTACTATTTTATTAATATTTTATTAATATTTTAATATATAATAATGCATTTAGAAAAATTTGTACAGTCTCAAACAGGAAAATATATGATGTCTATTTTATTAGGTTTTGGGTTAGCTTCTTTATTTAGAACAGTTTGTAAAGGAAAAAATTGTTTAGTTTTTAATGCTCCACAGTTAGACCAAGTTCAAGACAAAATATATAAAAATCACAATAAATGCTATTCATATATTCCAGAATCTACAAAGTGTAGCAAAGATAAAAAAATCATTAATTTTGCGTAATTATTATAATCAATCAATCTTTATAATAATTATGAGTGATACAACTAATATTTTAGATCTTCCAACTGATCCTGCTGGCGGTGGCAACATAACTATAACTTCTAGTGAGATTAAACAAGCTTCTCAAAATGGCGGAGCTGGAATAAGTTTAGATCAAACTACCATAAGTCAAATTGTAAATGGTCTTCAACAAGCTACTATTACTGGTTCAACACAATTACCATCTAGAGATATTTCTATGAATACAAATAATATTACGACCGATCCATATGTTCAACCAAATTATGTGCCACAAGTAAACGAACAGCCAGATTATATTAAAAATTATGAAACAAATGAAGATATGATAAATAATTATAATAGAAATGCTGAAAATAATAATTCACTTGATGAAATGTATAGTGAAATTCAAACTCCTTTATTATTAGCAGTTTTATACTTTTTATTTCAATTACCATTTTTTAAAAAAAATTTATTTACTTATTTTCCTATTCTTTTTTCTGTAGATGGAAATTTAAATATTAATGGGTTTTTATTTACAAGTGTTCTTTTTGGATTATTATTTTATATGCTGAATAAGATAACAACACATTTTGGAAAGTTTTAAATAATATATTTTGAATTTGTTGAAAGTATATATATTATATTTGTTTGTTATACTTTTTACACTTTTGGATATTTAAAATGCTGAATAAAAAAGAGGTTTTCCTCATTTTTATTTTTTTATAATCATTGATTAACTTACAATTCAAAAGTAACTTTACTATATCGCACAATATAACTATATTCTACATCCAAATTTATTTTACATTTTTCATCATATTTTCTAATAGTTGAAGGACCTTTTATATGAGTAAGAAGTTCACAATTATTTAATCCATACAAGTCTGTATAATGAACTTCTACATCAGAAGTCCAGTCGGTTCCGCTTCCAGTCCATCCAAGTTCTTCATTAGTGAGTGTAATATCAATAAGAGGTCCTAATTCGCGCTTATTGTGTGCTTTATATGTTGCGACAGCAAGTAGTTTACCTTGAGTTTTGCTTTTTACAAACCATAATCTATCTCCTGGTTTAACATTTTTTATGAAATTTTTTCCATGAGGCGATGTTAATGTTTGTATTCCCCAAATTCTGTATTTGGAAGAGCTAATAAAGTTTTCTCCATTCCCAACTCTTAATATCCAATCAGTAGGCATTTTAAAATATCAATCTTGGTAATTTTTATTCCTATTTTAAAATATAAAAAAACTATTTCAATTTTTTATTTTACTTAGTAATTAGCATTAACTAAACATTTATAATCGGTGTTTTAAATATCTCAAGATGTAAAAGTATATATAAAGGTTTGTTTTGCTATACTTTTTTCAAAAGTATATATAATGATTAATCAATATGTCGACAAATTTATAAAAAATTTACCAGAAGAACTAAAAAATAATAAAAAACCTTTACAATTAGATTTAGTTTTAGATGGGGGAGTTTTTAACGGTAGTTACTTAGTTGGTGCTTTATGTTTTTTAAAAGAAATGGAAAAACAAAATTATATTAAAATAAATAGAATATCCGGATGTAGTATTGGTTCCGTTATTGCTTTTATGTACACGATTGATTGTTTAGACATTTCAGAAGAATTTTATAATATTATATTCAATCAATTAAAAGTTAGTCATAATTTAAGTATTAATGAAGCACTAAATTCCGTATTAAAAAATAGAATACCAGATGATATATGTGATAAAGTAAATAATAAATTATACATTACATATTATAATATTAAAAAGAGAATACAAAAAATTAAGTGTTCTTATAAAAATAAAGAAGAAATAATTAATACAATAATAAAATCAAGTTATATTCCATTTGTTATGGATGGAAACGCAACATTTGAAAAAAAATATATAGACGGCATGAATCCATATATATTTAAAATAACAAACGATAGAAAAGTATTACATTTAGATTTATTTGGTCATAATAAAATAAGGCATTTAATAAATATTAAAAATGAAAATACAAATTTTCATAGAATTTTAAGTGGATTGCTAGATATACATAATTTTTTTATTAAACAATCCAGCACGGATATGTGTAGTTATGTTAATGATTGGTCAATAATTGATAGATCACGTATTTTTTTAAGAATAATAATTGAAAAAATAATAATTTATTTTTTTTATTTTGTAATTTCAATACAAAAATGTATACCAAATGAAATAAAAGATTATGTATTATATAAAATATTATCAAAAATTACACACGAAACATATATAATCTTATTACAAAACTATTGTATATAGATTTATTTTTGATTTTTTATTTTATCTGCATCTCTACTATCTACTACGATTTTTCTTGTTCGTAAATTTACTATATGAGCTCCATCTCTTGGAATAGCCTGTATAGTTTCTTTACGTGTATCATAGTCTATATTAAATATAATATCTTTAGTAGGCCAATCCCTCATAGGTTTTGAACCTTTTTTTAAAGCTTCATCATAAATTATAAGCGCTTCTTGGAACGTTTCGGCAAAATCATATATATCATAAAATCCACCGGCTGGATAATATGTTGTATAGCCAAATATTGCGTATGTTGGTGTTGATGACATTTTATTATTTGAATTTACTTACTTATTTTGATATATAATTATTTCAATTTTTTTTATTCTGTATATAAAAAATAATTTACTACTTTTTTATTTTTTATTTTTTATTTTAATACATTTTAATATAATTGTTTTTTATTTTTACGTGTTTTATTTTTCCCCCAAAAATCAAAATTATAGTGCTTTTTTTTCGGTTTATTTTTATTCTTTTTTACACTTTTTTTCGGTTTATTTTTAGATTTTTCAGAATTTTT